CGGAGACGTTCAAGAGTTTATGGGGTTTGTTACTCAGCCCAAAGAATCTGTAGGGTTATCTAATCTTGTCAAGCTATTCAGAGACGTAAAAAACAAAGGTAACGCTCCAGAGACAGCCCAAGCAGTACAAAATGCCCAACAACAACCCAGAACAGCTGGGGTACTTCAAGGTGGTGCACCAAGTTCACCAAAGAGTACAGAGAATCAAGTATGGGATAATATTGTAAATGCCGGGAGTCGTACTAGCGTCCTTTAATTAATCACATAATGGAAGGAATGACAAATGGCAACATTTAATAATCCTCATCCCCTTAAGGTTGGAGACCCCGGTGCAGTTATAGACAGCACGATTCCTTCGAGACGACTGTTTAACTTTAGTGATAGAGTAGCAGACCTCGCTCCAGAAGAATCGCCGTTTTTTGTATACTTATCCAAGGTAGCCAAAGTCCCTACGGATGACCCACAGTTTAGATGGTTGAAAGACAGAAACAAGATTGACATGACAGATAGAAGTTTCCGTTTAGCAGCCGCTCATACTGTACCAGCTGCAGGCAGTACATTAACTTATACTGTTGAAACTGCAGGAACTTCACAAGGCTCAGTAGACTTTCTAATTAAAGGAATGGTCTTTGCTGTTGGTGAAACTAACGCCTCAACAAACGAGCCAGAAACCGCAATCGTTAGAATCGAAAGTGCTCCAATAGATACCGGAGACACAAGCACATTCACTGGTCGCACAATATCTGCAGCAACTGGTTCAACCACTTCTGCTGCTGACCAGACTTTATGTACTATTATCGGTAGTGCATTTGAGGAAGGAACTGGTTCTCCAGACTCTTTCTCAAAGCATTTAGATAACGGTGTCGGATACTGTCAAATCTTTAAAACCTCTTGTGAGTTAACTAACACAGCAAGAGCTACCGTATATCGTGGATATGCTAGTGAGTTTGATAGAATCTGGAACTTAAAGTTACGTGAGCACAAAGTTGACATTGAAAGAGCTATGCTTTTCGGTCAAGGTGGTGTTGTAAATGGTATCTCTTACTCTGACGGTATTGTAGGAAGTATTATCAAGAACTCACAGTCACAGATTAAAGATAATGCTCAGTTAGATTACACAGAAGATAAAGCATTCTTCTCAACTCGTACAGACGCACAGTTCACTTATGATGCGTTACTTGCTGATTTAGAAGTTGTTTTTGACCCTGCACGTGGTGGAGCTGGCGCAAAACTTGCGTTGTGTTCACTACCTGTAATTACATTCTTTAACAAGATGGCAAGCTCTAATACTTTCCTATCTTCAGTACACTCTGCTGCTAATCCTTTAATGTCACAAGAGAAAGGTTCTTTTGGACATAAAGTGGTCAAGGTAGAAACTATTCACGGTGACCTAACCCTAGTAAAAGAGCCTCTATTTAGAGGTTTTGCTGCTGGATTCATGGCTATGGTTGACTTGGACCAAGTTGCTTACAGACCTTTGATTGGTAACGGTGTAAACAGAGACACACACATTATGACTAATGTGCAGTCTGCTGATGAAGACCTACGTAAAGATATGGTATTGACTGAAGCTGGTTTAGAAGTTTCTTTACCAGAAGCACACGCATTGTTCAACTTTGAATCTGCTTACACAGCACCATAATCTAGGAGGTAATGAATAATGAGAGCCGCAACAAGAGAAAAGAATAGTGGTAAAGGTGGATTTTTACAAAAGATAGAACCAATCACCGTAGCTCGTACACTAACAGCCGCTGACAGTGGTAAGGTCTTCATGCTGAGTTCAGCAGGTGGAGCTTACTCTGTCACATTGCCAACTGCCGCATCCGGAGTTGATGGTATCCACTACAAGTTTATTGTAGAGGAAGAGACCCCAACAGGAGCTATTACTATAGCTGCAGGTAGTGCAATCATTAGCTTAGTAATGAAAGACCCCGGTGGTGACGCTTCTAATTCTACAGCAGGTACACAGGTATCTAATATCGTAATTGGTACTTCAGCACAGAAAGGCGATTACATTAACATAATGTACGCTGGTGGTGAATATCTTGCAGAAGCGATGTCAGGTATCAATGACGCATTAACCACTTCATAACCCTAAACAATACGGGTAACAGACTTGGATTCTGTGGGGGTTACTGAGAAAGAGTAGCCCCCGAATATCCTAAAAATTTAAAACAGGAGTAATTATGGCTGCTTATGGCAATTTAAAAGTAAAAGTTATGATACATCCCGGTAACCCCGGAGAAGAAGATGGCGCAGTAGGAACTATGGCAAGGGATATTAAGGATTACATAGCTACTTTAGATTCTACCAATAATGAAGTTTTATCTATCACACATACACAATTAAATGGTGATAGAATTATGACATTAATTGTTGGAGGAACTTAATGCGTTGTCAGCATTGTAAAGCTGAGAATGAAGGTGGATGGTTTTATTGTAGAGAGTGTGGCAAAAGAGCGCACGCTCCTAGATATAGTACAGCCACAATTATAAGAGATAGTCGTTTTGCAACCGCAATACGCAAGGACCTTATCAACTTTAAAACAATGTCTATGGCAGAGGACATAGAGTCAAAGGGAGGAGAAATAAGTGGCAACATTTAGTGCACAAGTCGTTGATTTGATTGGCACTTTTAGCGATGAAACGGCGCTAGATACCTTTATAACAGAGGGCGCTAATCAAGTTATTGACGCTATGCCTCGACCTGTGCTGGAAAGAATAGCAGAAGAAACGACTGTAACTGATGGCACTACTACCTCAGAAGGTCATAAGATTTTGTATGTTCTTAAAAACGATGGAACAATAGACCAACCCTGTAGGCAGATACCTGCTTATAAAAGAGGAAGGGTTCAAGATTCATCTGACATGGAGTTTGCTACCGATACAGACCCAGTATATTACATACAAGATGGGAAAATAAATATATTTCCAAATGGAAATGGTTTAATGGTTTCAGTTCCCACTTATAGCCAGTCTTCTCCTTTAGATGCAAGCGCTATATCTACCATAACAAACTTCCCTGATGAGTATGAATACTTAGTTACTACTTATGCAGCTATAAAAGCATTACAACAAAACATGAGTGGATTAATAGAATCTGATTTAAGTATATCAGCATCTGCGCCTAGCGCTCCCAGTATAGGAACTGTAAGTTATTCAGCAGCAACAAATGCAGACGCTTCTAGCACAGCTGTAGGTGCAATAACGGTAGCTACGGTTTCTAAAGCAGATATTAGTGGCGATGTACCTGCATATACTAAGCCATCTTCAACAGTAGATTTTGCAACTTTATCCTCTAGTGACTCTTCAGCAGGAACAGAAGCTAGTCTGGGATTTGATGATTTTGTGGCTAGTGAAGACCCTGAAATGGCAACGATTAGTTTACAGAAACAACAGGAATTATTAAGAGCGTATCAAATTGATATTCAAAACGAATTAAATGAGTTTAATAAAGAGAATACTAGGTATCAAGCAAATGTACAAGCAGAGTTAGCAAAACACAACAGTGACTTGCAAAAAGCATTAAGGCAAGCTCAAATAGACGCAGCTGATGCACAACAAGAAGCAGCTCAAGCAACAGATGTTGATAAGTTTAACAAGTCGCAAGACCAAGTATTAGCATTGCAAAACGCAGCGCAAACATTACAAGCTACAATACAAAATAACGATGATATCATACAAAAGTTTTTAGCTGAGATGAATAGGTATACTGCTTTAGTAAATACTGAAGTACAGACTTACGTGCAAAACTTTCAAAATAATGCTCAGAAGTTTCAAAATGCACAAGTACAACAGGCAAAACTACAAGCTGATTACGACAAAGGTATACAGCTACTAAGGAGCGCATGATGGCATTAACACTGGTAAACTTAAACACATCCCCATCTGCTACATTGGTAACGCTAAATACTAGCCCGAGCTCTACTCTTGTAAACTTAAATACATCTCCGAGTGCTACGTTAGTAAATCTTAACACTAGCCCTAGCTCCACTTTAGTTCCTTTAAATACTAGCCCTAGTGCAATACTATCTGGCTCTTGGGCAGGCGTAGCTAGTAACTGGGAATCTGAAACTAAAACTTGGAAACAGATAGGTATGCTTGGAAAGGATTCTGACTAATGGCTGTTATAAGTTTAACTGTAAAAAAGATTATATCTAGAGTAAGACAGGCTTTTCCAGATGCACCTGAAACTTATATTTTAAACTTGATAAACGAAGCATTGGTAGAGATGGGGAAGTACAATACTAAAGTTGAATATGCAAAACTTAACACTGTAGCTAATCAGCAGTGGTATACTCTCAGTGACAGCAACGCTGGTGTAGAGATAAACAAAGTATACCGTGTTGACTTTATGGATTCAGACGGAACATACGTAAAGATACCAAGACTTTTAGATAACGAAATACCAACAATGGATATAGACTAATGGCAAGTACATACAATTACCCAGAAGATTATATTACATGGTTTATAAAAGGCAATCACCTAGCTGTAGTTACTCTTAAAGGTGATTCAGAAGGAACATATCATAGTAAATATGGACAATACAAACCTATTGATGAAGCAGTTACTAATGGATTGCTACTGCATTACTACGCAGAGCCAAATGCTGTTACAGCTATCACTGACACCCCAGATGTTGACAATGTGTTTCATACAGCTATTGTAGACTATGTTAAAGCAAGATTATATCAAGATAGAGCAGGTAGAACAAACGATGGTGGAGTTGCAAGTGTGAGTTTAAATCTTGCACAACTACACGAGAATAAATTTAGCGAATCAGTAAAAAGAAATGGAATGCAGAAGCGAGACAAGACTGGTGGACCACGCAGAGTCTTGATGGCTGACTTTACATAACAAGGAAAATATTATGGCAGATATCAGAAAATTTCAAACACATGAGGTGCTCAACAAGGTTTTAAATACTGGTGAGGACGCTCTAAAGGTTGACATTGATAACGTAACGCTGACTACAGAAGGTGGGGACGTTGCAATAGATGTAGCCTTGGATAAAGCTAATGACAGTGTTACTGCATTCTCTAATACCGCTAAAGATGGTAGTGGTACTAGCTATGTTGCTTTAGTAGACAGCGATGGTCACAGTCAAGTCGATATTGTTTCAAGTGCACTTCCTAGCGGAGGAGCTACTGCAGCTAATCAGGCAACAATTATAGGTCATGTAGATGGAGTAGAAACTTTAATTACATCTAGTAATACCAAATTAGATACACTAGAAACAACTCTTACTGCGATAGAAACAGATGCTGCAGCGATAGAAACTTTATTAACCGGCATAGATGCTGATACAAATGCAATTAAAATCGATGCAGATGCGATAGAAACATTAATAACATCTACTAATTCAAAAATAGATACATTTGACGCTGTACTAGATAATATACTAGCAAAAAATACTGAAATAGATACAGTATTAGACAATATAAAAGTAGATACAGAAGCTATAGAAACTGCCGTAGAATTATTGGATAATGCTGTTGATGGCAACTATTTGAATGTAAATAATAACATAGCTGGTACTGATATAGTGGGAGGAGCAGGTGCTGTAGCCTCTGGCGTACAAAGAGTTACATTAGCATCTGATGACCCAGCAGTTTCATCTTTAAATAAAATGCTATACGGAACTGCACTAGCCGTTACTGCAGTTAGTGGGGGTTCTGACCATAATTTAGGTTCTACTTTTGAAGCTTTTTATATAGGCGTGGGAGGTGACATAAGTTTAGACTTAGCATCTAGTGGGTCAGACATAGTATTTAAAAACGTGGCTAGTGGTCAGCTTTTACCAGTAAGAGCCGCAACTGTAAACGCATCAGGAACAACGGCTACTAATATTGTAGCACTGAAAGCTTAATATGCCTTTAGGATGGAAAAGAACTGGACTAAACTTTTTAAAGTCAATATATGACGTTATTTGGAACATTACCCGACTTAACTGGGAAGAAGACAATGTTAAGTGGGAAGAACATACAGGATAAAAAATTATGGCAGATTTATCAGGACAAACTATAGCATCGAGTTACGAACAGTTATTATCACTGCCTGATGGTGGAGGTAATGCAAATACATTAGTAGCAGTAACCGATGGAGATGCCGGCACAACATTTGGAATAAAACTAGCTACTAATAAAGTAGAGATTATACCGGGCTCTAATGATACAAACGCTTTTGAGGTATCACAAGCAGATGGTACAGCAGTATTAACAGTTGACAGTACAAATGCTAGGGTTGGTATAGGTGGGGCACCAGCTTGGAATTTGCAGGTAGGAGACCAGACAACAATATTTGGTGCCAATTTAGGCTCTGATGGTGTTTTAATAGCACCCAACGCTAACAATACAAGACTTATTATAGAGGGTCAAGTTGATGCTTCGATTATCTTAGTTGATGATGGTGCGGCTGACAACGATGAAGCGATGATGATTCAAACTGTCGATGGAACTACCAAGTTTAGGTCTATTGCTGAAGATACTGCGGCTGTAAAAGATAATATTTTATCCTTAGACCATGGCACAGGAAATGTTGGTATTGGAACAGCCTCACCGGGCAGAGATTTTGTTATTTCAAATGGTGGTGCTGGTGGTATGGAGTTTGGTGCTGGAGATACTTCAAGTTTAATTAGCCTATTTAACAGAAGCAATAGTGCTTATACTGAGTTCGATATTGAAGCAAAAGAAATTCATTTCTTTGCTGGTGCAAGTCCAGCAGAAAAAATGAGGTTGGACAGCTCTGGAAATTTAGGAATTGGCGTAACACCCGAAAAGGCTCTCCATGTTCATAATGATGACCCAGTAATAAGAATATCAGATGCCAACTCAAGTTCTTTAGCTACTGCAACACCACATATTGAATTTTATGATAGAGCAGATACAAACCAACTTGGTTTAATTGGTTATCTAAGCACTGGCGATGGCATATTAACTATTAATAATAAAAATAATGCCTCAATGGATTTTAAAACCAATAATACGACTGCTTTAACCATTGATAACGCTCAATCAGCCACATTTTCTGGTCAAACACTAAAAGTAAATAATGATACAGAAGCTAATATTATAGCAAGAAGAGGTTCAAGGGAAAGTACATTTTCACAAAATTCAAGTGGTGGTGTATTTACTTTATTAGATAGTTCTGGAAATACAGGACTACAAATTTCATCTTATGGTAATTCTTTTTTTAGTGGTGGAAAAGTTGGGATTGGCTGTTCAGACCAAGAAGCAACACTTCAAGTAAATACTAGCGTTACTGATGCCACAATAAGTGCTATTGATGTTGGAATAGGTCTTGAGTTTAATGGTGCAGATGGTGGTCATGTTGGCATGGCTGTGATTGATGCGACATCTGGCAGAGGTATGAACAGAGGATTTATTGGGTTTAGAGGTAGCAGTGCAAGTGGAAGTGGAAATTCAAATATTGTTTTCGCTACTTCAACTGGTTCTGGTGTAGCCCCAGTGGAGATAATGAGAATAAACACTGCTGGTACAGTTCTCATGGGAACTGGTGCAACTATAACTGATGGTGGTAGGTTGCAAGTAAATGGAGGAAATGCTGGTGGTGGTTATGTTGCAACTTTTGACCATAGTGCTGATGCAGACGATGCAAATGGAATACAAATTAGAGCTGGAAACTCAAGTAATAGTGGTACAACAAGATTTGTAAACTTTCAAGAATCTGATGGTGGTGCTGTTGGTGGTGTAAGAACGGATTCTGGTAATGTTCAACTATACAACACTTCAGATAAAAGATTAAAGAAAAACATAAGACCAAGCGAATGGAATGGTCTTGACATTATAAATAAATCAAAACTATACGATTTTGAATGGATAAAATCTGGAGAAACTTTTAAAGGTGGTTGGTTAGCTCAGGATATGTTAGATGTTTGGGAAGATGTAGTTGTTAAACCAGATAAGACTGATGAGCATTATCACATAGCAACAAGCTACTTTGTTCCTATGCTTGTAAAAGCAGTTCAAGAGCTATCAGAGAAAGTAACAGAATTAGAAAATAAATTAGGAGAATAACATGGCGGCAAAATGGAAAATTAACGACTTGCAATATTACTTATCAAAAGAAAGCAAAAGCAAGGTTGTTTATGAAGTAAAATACAGTGTATCAGACTCTAAAGTAGTAGACGATAAAACTTACTCTGCTAATTTAGGTGGTTCTATGATTTTAGAAACAGATGTAGTAGAAGCCGTAGAAGCAAAAGATGCAGTCTTATATACAGATAAAGACACCTTACTTACTGATAAGGCAGTAAAGGTAGGGGATATTAAAACACCAGCTGTAGAAGCAGTAGAAGCTAAAGACCCTTGGGCTAGTGTAGATTTTGTTGAGTATGATAAATTAACAGAAGATGTAGCTATTGGCTGGGTGAAAGCTGGGCTAGGCGAAGATGGTGTAAAAGCCAAAGAAGACAATATTGCAGCTCAAATAGATGCACAAGAAAATCCACCTGTAGATACAGAAGGAAGTGGTGTACCTTGGTAAGAAACAATTGTGAATGCTGTTGTTGCTGTTGTTGTAAAAATAAATGAAAAAACATTTATTAATAGGAATGGTTACTATTTATGGATGTGCTAGTACAAAGCCAGACAATGGACTTTTGATAAAAGATACAGATGGTAAAAGACATTTTTACGAATTAAAAGTTAGAGATGGTAGGTATTATTGCTACGTCCATCAAGAATATGAACAAGTGGTTATAAAATGAATGATAGTTATAAAAAATATACTACAATTTTTTATACTATTACTACTACTCTTTTGTTTATGTGTGTATTCGCTTGGGCTTGCAATGATATTTATTTCGGAAAAAGTCACAGGGAGATTGAAGAAGAATTAATGAGGTCTATATTTGAAGTAGACTCTTTGATAATGGATATTAAAATAACGCTAGGAGATTCTAGCATAATATATAGATAGGAAAATAAAATGGCAAATAAAGAAAACAAAGCCCGTTTAAAAATAGACGACACAGAATACTTCGTAGAAGATATGACCGACAAAGAAAAAGTACTATACAATCATTTAAGTGATATTACAAAAAAAATAGGAACTATGTCGTTCAACATAGAACAACTAGAGTTTGGAAGGGTAGCTATTGTTGGTGCCCTTAAGAAGTCCTTATCAATGGAGAAAGAAGTAAAATAAATGCTAGAAACGTATGCTGAATACGGAGCAATAGGAGTGGTTATTGTCTTGTTTGGCTATATGGTATTGAATCTCATGGCAAGCCAAAAAGCGCAGAACGAAGACCTAGACGATATTAGGCAGGACATAGCTAAGATGTCTTCTAAGATTGAAAATTTGCATACGATTAACATTAAGTTGATAGACCGTCATGTACGCTCAGACGAGTCAGCGCAAAGACATAGAGAAGACATGGTAAAAGAAATGAATGACGTTACAGATTCTTTAAGTTATATAAAAGGAAGGATGAACGGAAAAGGATGATGAGCGACACTTTAAAAGCGGTAGGTAACGGTACAATAGGAGTTAGTGTTTGGTGGGTAAATCTGCCAATGATAATACAAATGATGGTATCTATAGCAACATT